TCGTTGAGCCAGTGGACAAGCTCCTTCTCGGGCCAGCGCTGGAACTGCGGGGCCACGTCTTGAAGGATGACGCTGATGCGCCAGATCACGTCCTTGACCTTCGTGGTCGCAGCCATGGCAGTTACTCCGTGAGCAGTTCGTGGGTCTGCTGGATCACCAGCTTGATGTTCTGGCGCAGGCGGTCTTCCGTCAGGCCGGCGCAGTCGCGGGGGGAGACCCCGGCACCTCTGGCGTAGGCCCGCAAGTCGTCACCCGTCAGAACGTCAACGTCTCGGCTGGTGTACTTGCGGATGCCTTCAGGCGCCCGAGAGTGCGGGGGCTCAGCCTGGGCGGCCGTGGCCACCACAGGCTGGGGGGCGGCAGGCGCGACCGGTGGCGGGCTGTTGATGACCCGCCCAGGGCCGCGCTTGTAGACGCCCCGAGGCATCAAGCAGCCTCAAGCTGCGGGCGGATCAAGGCCGACAAGCGGACCTTGGCGCCAGCAGTCGGCGTGGTGGCCGCACTGAACTTGAAGCCGATGCCGCGATCGGCCGTGGTGGGCGCGATGCGGCCAAAGCCGCCAACGTCCGCACGGTAGATGCCCGCGGTGCCGAATGCCTTGGCCGACATGAATTCAGCCCCACAGGTGCGAACACCAGTGGTCCCGAAGGTGCCGGACAGAATGCCCGTGTCCACCGTGATGGTGCCGCCGAGATCTTCGGTGTCGGCAAAGGTATCGACCAGCACGTAGCCAGCGGGCAGGCACAGCATCTCCACGACATCGTTCGCGGCGATGGTGGCTGGCACAGTGAAGTCGCCAAACACCACCACCGGCTCATAGCCGCAGGAGGTCGGGGGCGGCAGCTTGTTGGCGACCTGGATAGATTGCAAAGTAGCCATTTCTGGTTCTCCTTAGAAGGTTTCGCCGGCAGCCTTGGTGTAGGCGTGATCCACGCTCACCACGCCGAAATCCATCCCGTTGTAGCGAGACTTCTTGTAGCCAGCGATCAGGCGCATGGTCACGACGCTTTCCTCGCCGTGGTCCAGGTCCGAATCGCCGAGCTCGTAGCGCGTGCCACGGGTCTGGCCGCGCGTGCCGTAGGCCACAGCCACAGCGTGAGCGCCCAGCAGCAGCGAGCGCATGGCATAGAACGCCGAGCCAGAGCCGTAGCCACTGAACTTGGTGATCTTTTCGGCCTCATCGATCAGGGCGCCGTTGTAGTAGGCATTGCCGCCCTTGAAGATCGGACTGTTCGCCCCAACCGCGGCGGCCTTGGCCTTTTCCAGGCTCAGCCAACCGGCATCGCCCACTTCACGGCGCAGGTTGAACATGCCTTCCGGACCAGTCAAGAAGAGGAAGTGCTTGCCGCCTTCCACGTTGATCGGCTCCATCTTGGCGGCCTTGCCACCTTCGACATTGCCCAGCATCTTCTTGGCCTTCAACAGCGCGGAGTCGATCACCGCGGTGCTCAGGATGTCGGTGTCCAGCATGTTGGCCGCAGCCGCACGCGAACCGTCGAAGATTTGGTAGTGCGAGGCATCCGGGGAGATGAACGCCTCGGGGAAGCCGGCATAGCCCACCGGGTAGTTCTGCACTTCAGAGCCGATACCACGGCCACCAGAGACGTGCATCAGCAGCTGCTCGTCATGCACTTCGGCGGCGTAGTCGGACAGGCGGGCCTTGACCTGGGAAGCGATGTCGTAGGGCACGCGCTTCTGGTCCATGATGTCGCCACAGTTCACCAACTGGCGGTGCTTGTCGATCCGCATCTTGTCGGTGAAGTGCGAAAGACGCTTTTCGCGGCCCTCGCCCTTTTCCTGGCCTTCGATCGGCTTGCCGACCAGCTTGGCGATGAGGTACATCGTCACCTCGTCACCAGGGCCAGATTCCAGGCTGGTCTTGCGGACCACCGGCATGGCGTCCTTCTCGGTGCCGGTCATCGGCGCCCAGAAAGACTTGTTGCGCGCCTCTACGGCGACTTCCGACTCCCACAGTTTGACTGCACCGGGATCGGTGGGCAGGATTTGAGTACGTGCCATCTTCAACCTCCTTAGGGTTGTTAATGGGCACTCCTGCGCCGCGGGCGCATCCACCATGGATGCCAGAACAGCATCACATGTTTATTACCGGAGTCAAGGGTGACCACATATCAATGGCCATGTGTCAAGGGTGTAATCGGATTACAGCCTGGGTGGCTTCTTGATCGACCCGGCTACCAGCAAAACGCCGATGTGGAGCGCAGCGGCAACCACGCCCCACCAGCCAAAGCAGGCAATCATGATCAGGTACGAGGCGGCGATGTAGATGCCGCTCATTCCTCGGCCCCGGCCTCTTCCATTGCCGCTCGTACTGCAGCGCGCCGCTCTGGTGCCACGGTCTTGATGAACCGATCCGCCCGGCTGTTGCTAAGGTTGCGCAGGCGCTGGCGGATCTGCTGCGGGGTGATCACGATCGGCACCTCTGGATTCTTGGCATTCCAGTCGTCCAGGCGTGCGCGAGCATCCTTCACGGCTTCAGTGTCCTGGTCTCGAATGCCCTTGGTCCAGTCGTCCACGATCTCGCCTTCCACGGCCTTTGCCAGATCCTCGCCGCGGCGGATGAGCCCCATGCGGTAGGACTCGCCGGCCAACTTCTGCGGCTGAAGACCGATCCCTTTCATGGCTGCGTCCATGAGGTCGGTTTCCATCACCCTGCGGCCCTTGGTGTCTCGGGCCTCTCCGTTCACTGCCATCAGCGCGCCAGCAATGGCATTTTTGAGCGCGACGGGGAGCATACTCTGTGCGGCACCAGCAACGTCGCCAGAAAGCACGGCCTTGCCGGCGTCACGGTACTGGGTTAGCAGCGAACCTGCAGCGCCTCCGAGCTGCGCAACCTCCTGCGTTGCATCCTTGGTCGATTTCAGGAACAGCCCGCTCGCCGGGATCAGATCGGCCATGCCCATGCGGGCGCTGACATCAAACGGAACGCCTGGCACCGACGACAGGCCGCGCGTGGCAACGTCGCCCAGCGTGTCACCCAGCACCGACCGGGCGAAGTCATGGCGGGCACGCTTCAGTGAGAAGTCATAGCCCAGCGCTTGGCCCAGTGTGTCAACGGCATCATCCAGATCACCGGCAAACGGGATCCCATCAGCCCCAGCCGCTAGCACCAGGATGGCAATGGCCCAGGCCGCCGCCTTCTTGCCCTCTGGCCCTGAGTTGTACATCCGGCCTAGCCATTCCAGGTAGTGAACGCTGAACTGCTTAAACGTCAGCACCACGGCGCCCACCGGATTGCGAGCCCAGTTGCCCTTATTCCCGCTGTTGTAGAGCCCCTGGGTTTCGGTCACCGCCTTCTCAGCAAAAGCGAACGGATCAGCGATTCCTTCTGCCCTGGCCGTCTGCCACGCCGCGATGAAGGAGGCCTGTCGGTTGAACTGTTCGGCCAGCGAGAAAGGCATGCCCCACACGAAGGCCAGCTTGCGCAGCACATCCGTCCGCCCAAGCGTACCGGATGCCTCGGCCATCAAATGGTGGATTTCCTGTGGCCGGACAGTCCCGTTGTCCTCGGCGCGCTTCAACGCTGCGGCGAGCTCCTTGTCTGCAACCTTGCCGCCACTCACAACCTGCGCCGCGATCTTGGCCGCGCTCACCAGCCGAGCACTGGCCTTGGCCATGCCGCCCCACTGGCTCAGGTACGGCAGGGTCATGGTGATGGGCTGCGTCACGTTCACCAGGGCTGATGCGATCGACCCACCGATGAAGTGCGTGAACAGCAGCCCGCGCGCCGCCGGCATGGTGTCCACCGGGTTCTGCACCGCCTCGATCAGCCGCACTGCCTCGTCCTGCACGTCGCCTGACTTGATGGTGTCTGCTGCCTTGCGGGCCTCGCCCATGTGCATGATCTGAGAGGCCAGCCGGGCGTTTGAAACCACGAAGCTGGCCAGCACCCTGCGGGCATCCTGGCTGAAGCCTGCTGTGCCCTTGCGCTTGAGCATGCGTTTGAGTGCGCTGCGGTTGTTCTTCGTGAGCCGGATGTACTCCTTGAACACTTGCGATTCCTCGGCTCCCAGGGCGTCAGCAAACATCTCCAGAGACTCGATAGGCACCTGGGACATGAGCCGGTAGGCCTCCTCAGACAACACGCCACGCTCGAAGGTGGCGCCCTTGAACTGCGGGTCTTCTTGCAGTGCACGAGCGGCCATGTTCGCCTCACGAGGGCTCTCGTACAGTCCGAAGAAGACGGTTTCTCCGTTCTTCACCACGTTGACCTTGTACCGGCCGAAGCGCATCAGCGGGGTGTAGCCGCGCATCTTCAGGTCGTCGACGCGCTCATACTTGCCCAGCACATCGGCCAGCAGGCCGTCTGCCTCGTCCTTGTTCTTCCCTGTTGACTGGTTGACCTTCTCCACCAGGCGCGCGATCAGATCACGGCGCAGTTTGGCCCGGTCCTCCGCAATAAGCGGGTGTAGGTCGGCGAACTCAGGCCCGGCCAGGCGCAGCGCATCGGCGGCCACAGCCTGATCCAGCGAGGCATCTACCGCCCGGCGAAACTGCTGGTAGTGCTTCACATCCTTGTCGGATGCTTTGAAGCGCGACTTCAGTTCCTGTGGAGTCCACACGATCCCGGCCGTACCAATGTCGGCCGTCTCCACCGGTTTGCCATCAGCGTCACGGGTCCAGTTCAACGTGCCCTCGAACACCGGGGCGGCCAGCGCATCGGTGTCCTTCTTCGATAGGCCCGTGTTTGACAGGTCGCTCAGGTGCTCCAGCTTCGGCAGGATGTCGCCCGCCTGATCAGCCGCCTCGTTGGCCAGCGTGCTGGTGTCCTCGTTGTACTGCTGCAGCTTGTTGAAGACGGTCTTGAACCCGGCGGTGGCCGCATCCTTGCCGTACTTCTCGGCCTTGGCGTACTGGGTGCCGATGGTGCGATCCCACAGGCTCACCTTGGCGCCGGCCGCTCCACGGCTCAGGTCGGCAATGACGTTGCGAACCTTCTCGGCATCCAGGCCACGGGTTGCACTGGTGATGGTGGCGCTTCGGCTGAAAGCGATATCGACGGCGTCTCCACCTGTCCGCGATCCGTCAGCGCCAGATAATTCAGCCATTGCCGACGCAGCCAGATCCATCACCTTGCGGAAGTCCGTCAGGTATCGGGTCGTCTTCGGCGTGTACCCAACCTTCTCCAGAATTGAATCGATCATGGACCTGACCATGCGGGCAATGCGGCCAAGCAGGGCCGGGCTCTTCTCACCGAGCGCTGACCAGAATCCTTTGTCCATGAAGGCATCGGACAGCACTTCGCCCATGAACTCTTCTCGCACCAGTGCTTCGGCCGTCAACTTGCTGGCGACACTGGACTTGGTGAACTCGTTGGCGTAGGCGGTCTTGTCGACATAAGGCCGCACAGCATCAACGAACTTTGCGTACAACTCCGGCTGCTTCTTGGCCATGCGGTGCGCAAGCTCATGCCCGAGGATGGACAGGTGAGGACGATCCTGTCCGGAATCGCGCAGGTAGATCGTGCCTTTGAAGAACGCGCCGTTGAAGAACCCGTACTTGCGGCGCTGGTCAGCTAGAAGGCCGGGCGCAAGTCCGAAGCCTTGGAATTTCTCTCCGAAGGCGCTGGCGATCTGCTGCAGCTCTGCATTTCCTGGAACGATTCGTGGCTCATAAGGATGAACTGAATCGTCTCCGGCCGCCCCGATTGCCCCAAGAACTCCACGCTCAAGCAGCCCGATGTTTCTGGCTGCGCCGGAGCTGGTGTCTGCGGTTCCTGCGTCATGGGGGCCAGTGTAATCACTCTCCATGGTGTTGAACATGGCCACGCCGGTGTCGGTGGGCTTCGTCTCCACGGTACGGAAGAACTCATCGAATGCAGCCCGCACATTGGGCAGTTCGTCAATGGCGGGGTACGGGTAGCTTGGTGCCGAAGCCTCCTTGCCAAACATCTCTTTGCGCAGGGCCTCCTGAGCATCCCAAATCGCTGGGTCGACGATGTTGGCCAGGTAGTCGTTTGCCGCACTCTGGTCCTTCAGCTTGGCAACGATGTAGGCCTCGAAAGACCGGGCCGAAAGTTCAAGCTGCGTGTCCCAGTATGGCTTGGTGCGGCGCTTGTCCAACTCCTTGGAGCGGGCGCGCAGCGTGGGCGTGGTGGTCGCACGCTTGACCAGGCCGAATGCCTGGCGCATCTGCTCGCGCAGCCGGTCTGTCACAGCGCCATCGGTCACGAAGTCGGTGGACTTTTCGACCGACTGGCGGGCAAAGTAGTTGTCGACGGCATGCCACCACTCATGGGCCAGGCTGCCTGGGCCGCCGCCCTTGGTGAGGTTGATCACCTCGTTTCCTGGCTCGAAGTGAGCTGCCGGCGCGTTCTTGCCGCCCTTGCCGCGCGCACCAAAGGCCAGGCCAAGCCGACCGTTCAGGCTCAGCGCCTTGGGTGGTAGGCCCAGCACAGCAGCCAAGTCCATCAGGCCATCGAATGCCTCGTTCAAGTCCGACTGCCTGCGCGCCTGCTCCACGTAGTTTCCAAATTGGACTCCTCTAAACGAAAATGTCTCAGCGAACACTTCCGGCGTCACAGGTGCCCCGTTGCGATGGTCATCGCCAACGCGGGGTTGGTTCGTCTCGTTGCGCTCGAATGGTGCTTCCTTGTACTTCGCCAGCTTCGATTCCAGGTCAGCCAGATGATCGGCCATGTAGGTGCGCGCTTCGGCTGCCGTTGGCGCGGCATGCAGGTCGATGTGCTCCCGGCCAATCTTCTTGCCGACGATGTACTCGTTCTTCCCTCGACGGCGGTAGATTTCAAATTGGGGCTGGCCCTTGGCCTTGGCGCCAAGATCAAGCGAGTTCAGGCGCTCGCGAAATTCGTTGATGACATCCTGCTTCGTGTCCCCAACAGCCAGCTCGCGCGGCCAGTTGCTGAATGCGGTGGCCTTGGCCTTCTGCTCGATGACCCACTTGCGCACGTTCTCCTTGCCTTTGTAGAGCGAGTAGTCGTGCTCAACCATGGTCACGCCCTTGAGCGACTTGTCATGGCCGAACAACTGGTACATCTCAGCCCGGCCGCCGATGTACTGCCCCAGGCGGCCAAACTCAGGCTTGGCCAGTTGGGCGCTGATCTGCTGAGGCGTGATGGTCCCCGACAGCATCTTGCTCGCCATGTAGCGTAGAGACTTCACCGAATCGACCCAGCCCTTGAGCTTCCAGCTCTTCTGCGGCTTGGTGGGGATCTCGTCGCGCGCAGCATGGACGAAAGCAACAGCAAACGGGTCTGCCCCACCGGCCAGCAGCTTCTGGTAGTCGGGCTCAGGCCAGGACTTCGACAGCGGCTCGGCGGCCACGTCCACATCCATGGCGTCCGTGAGTTGGGCCGCGTAGTCCTTGCGGGCACCTTCGAGCTTTGACCCAAAATCGACGATCGGCGCAGTAGTGCGTGCAGCGGCTGGCGTCTTGGCGGCTGGAGCCGTCGCCGGTTCAGCGGAACGGGCCATCGCATCCTTCTTGGACTTCTCCTGCGTCCAGCGGATCACCCGGCTGTCCAGGTCGAAGAAGTGCTTTTGCGCGTCCGTGCGCTGCCCGTCGCCAAGGGCATCAAACACCTCCTGGCTGATGGTGGTTTCACGCGGGAGCGCCATCAGTTCGCGCCAGTAGGCGCTACGAGCTGCCTTCACATCAGGCGTACCGATGACGTTGGCGATCATCGCTCGCTTCTCGTTGCCGCCCTCTTGCTCCAGGTACTGCGCCTTGTAGTCGCTCGATGCCCACTTGGCCTTGACCCATGCATCGAAGGTCTGCGAGGCAATTCCTGCTTCGGGGATGTCGTCGGCTTCAGGGGGGGGCGCCGCCTCGGCTGCGTCAGCCTGGTCTGCTGGTTCAGGTTTCGGCTGCTTCGCTTCAAACGCCGCCGTGTCCTTCACCATCTGCTGGTCGCGCAGCCATTTGTCCAGGCGCTCGCGCAACGTCTTGTTCAGCTTGGCCTTGGCCGGGTCAACACCGACAGCCTCAGCGTAGTTCATGGCCGCCGGCATGTCGCCATCGTCGATCATGTTGGCGAAGGCCGTCTCTGTGCCCCCGCTGCCACCCTGTACGGTTGGTTCGTTCTGCGTGCTGCGGGGGGCTGGCGTTTTCCGGTCTGAGAACCCTGGCGACTTGGCCGCCTTCTGGCGGAACGTTAGCAGGGCGCGCATGGTGTTGTTGACCGTGAACACGCCGTCGCCTTCGATCTTGAAGGTCAGCTTCTTGCGGCTGTAGTCGGCCGGCGCGTACTTCTCGCCCATGGTGCCGCGCTCGTCGGTGAACACGGCCTCGGCGTCCTTGCGCCCCATGGTTTTCACCGCCGCATCGAAATCGGCGATGTCTGGCGCCTCAAGCATGGCCGCGTCGATCTTGGATAGCAGCTCGGCGCGCATCTCAGACGGCTTTCGGTCGGTCTTCGAGACTGCGGTCTTGATCGCGTCATCAACTACCGATGGCGTTACGGCCTCTGACGGCTCGCCTGGGTCTTTGTGGGTGGCCACCGCTTCGGTGCTTGTTATTTCGCTCTTGGCTGCGGTCGGCGCCGACATCTCGATCAGCCGTGCATTTGCTCCAGTCGTGGCCAGCAGCTGCACATCTTTGAACGTCGAGGCAGGCAATGGCTCAACCACCGCACCGTTCTCGTCCAGCCACTCGCGGAAGGCCTGGGCCTTCTTGTCGCGGCCATTGAAGACACCTTCGCCTGCGATGGCAACCAGTCGGCCGCCCGGCTTGAGCATCCCGTAGGCGCGCTGGATGTGCTCGGAATCCAGGCGGTTGCTGAACGGCGGGTTCATCAGGATGGCATCGTACTTCTCGGCTGGCTCGAACTGCATGAAGTCTCGGCCCACCAGGTTGTGCCCCTTGGCCTGCAGTACCCCTCGCAGCGCATCGCTGATTTCAACCACGTCCACAGTGGCGCCGGCTGCCCTGGCCTCATCGGCGATGTTCCCGTTCCCGCCACTCGGCTCCAGCATGCGCATGCCCGGCTTGATGTCCGCGGCTTCCACCATGCGCTCGGCCACAGCCTTTGGCGTCGGGAAGAAGTCGAGCCCTACCTTCTGACCGATCAACGCACGCTCGGCGGCCTTGATGGGGTCTTCCTTCTTCGGGCCATCGCGGAACTCGATGTACTGGGCCAGAGCCTCGCGCAAGTCATCGTTGGTCTTGATGCCGGCGCGCTCCAGGCGGCCAAGTTCGGCGATGGCTTCCAGGTTCCACCACCCCATTCCGTAGCTGATGTCCTTTTCAGACACGCCGAGTTTTTTCAGACCGGCCACCATGTCTGCAGTCGGTGGGCCGCGGCGCAGCATGTCCGCCACCTCCTTGGAGCCCTTCTTGCCCTTGATGGCCTCCAGCAACTTGTCTCGGCTGGACCCGCCCGTGTTCCAGGACGGTTGAGGCAATTTGGCGTTGCTCACGTCCTTTGCGTCCAGCGCGCGGCCCTTGTTCTTCTCTTTCTCGGCATAGCTCAAGTCGCGCTCAGATTCGTGCATACCCTGCACAAGCCGGCGCTCCAGTGACTCCACCTGAACCTTGGTCGTGATGCTGGCCAGCTTCGGCGCTTCACCGCGCTCGATGGCATCGGCCAGGTTCACCATGGTCTTGCCCATGGCCTCGCGCTTGCGGGCTTCAGCATCGGCGCCAGCCGCGATGTTGGCGCGGCGCGCCGTGTTGGTGTTGCGGTCACGCGCCTGATCTGCGGCGCCCTGATCTGAAAGTTTCTGACCGGCGGCCCGCAGCGATTCCGCTCGCGGCTTTACCGGCGCTTGATCTGGCGTCTGCGCAGCATCCTGTGCAGTTTGCGTCGGCAAGCCCGCGGCAGACCGTGCAGTGTCGGCTGGATCTTGCCCTGCCCATGCCTCGGCTCGCTCCTTGCGGACGAAGTAGCCGGGCCCCTTCTTGAAGGTGTACGGGTCGATCTCCTTGGCCTGCTCTGCGCTCATGTTGCGCACGTAGCCTTCCAGGGTCTTACCTTTTCCGGTCAGGTGCTTGACCAGCGGGCCCCGCCATTGGGTCGGCTTTTCAAGTGGAAGCGGTGCCACTTGATCCGGCTGGTGGGCGCCGTTGGCTGCTTCTGCGCTCGGGAATTCCTTCACCAGCGGCAGCAGCTTGTCTACCGTGGCATCCAGA